CGGATTGGATCGAGGCCCACTGCCTCGTCCCCTCGGGCGTGTACTTCAACCAGCCCCTAGAACTCAACGGCTGGCAGCTCTACTGCAACGCGAACCATTACCGCATCAAGGCGAACGCCGTCGCAGACCCCCACCGGCTTGTGGAGCCTTTCATCTACCGTCGTAGCCTGTGGGTGGGCCCTCAGAAGTCGGGTAAGTCGCCGCTCGCGGCGGCGGTTGCGCTCGCGGAGGGCGTGGGGCCGACGATGTTCGCGGGATGGGCGAAGGACGGCGACGTGTATCGCTGTGCGGACCACGGGTGCGGTTGCGGGTGGGAATACTGGTACGAGCCGGGGGAGGCCATGGGCCGCCCCCGTGACAAGAGCCTGATCGCCCTCCTGGCTTTCGCGGAAGATCAGACGCGCAACGTCTACGAACCCCTGCAGGCCATGATTAAGAGCGGCCCGCTCGGGGACTTCGTGCGCGTCCGTGAAGGCTTTGTCCGTTTGCCGAATGAGGGCAAGATCTTGCCCGTCACGAGCGCGGCGCGCTCGAAGCTAGGCCAGCCGTTCACGTGCGCTATCGCGGATGAGTCTGGCCTGTATACGCCACAGTCGGGCGTGCTGAATACGTGGCAGACGATCCGGCGAGCGGTCGCTGGTATGCAGGGCCGGACGATTGAGCTCACGAACCCGTGGGACCCCATGGAGGACAGCGCCGCCCAGCAGGCCTACCAGAGCCGCGCCCGTGACATCTTCAAGTTCTACGAGCGCCCGCCCCTGGACTGGGATTACACGAAGAAGGCCGACAGGTCGAAGATTCACCGATTCGTGTACGCGTCGTCGCCGTGGGTGGACCCGAAGGCGATTGACGCTGAGGTCGACGAGCTCATGGAAACCGACCCGACGCAGGCCGAGCGATTCTTCGGGAACCGCCTCGTGCAGGGTAAGGGGTCGTATCTCACCGAGAAGGTGTGGGATAGGCAGACCCGCGACGTGCAGCCCGAACCGGGGTGCGAGATCGCCCTGGGCTTTGACGGTTCGCGGTCTGGCGACTGGACGGCCATTCGCGCCGAAACCGTGGACGGCCTCAGGTTCACGCCCACGTACGGCCCCGATCAGCGGCCCACCGTGTGGAACCCCGAGGAATGGCCGGAAGGCCGTATCCCGCGTGGTGAGGTTGACGCAGCGGTCGCCGAACTCATGGACCGCTACACCGTGCAGCGGTTCTACTGCGACCCCCGCCACTGGGAAACCCAGATCGACCACTGGGAGCAACTGTACGGCGATTACGTGGTGGTTCAGTGGCCAACGAACTCCATCACGCGAATGTTCGCGGCGCTGGTGCGGTTCCGTGAGGATCTCGCTGAAGGCCTCACCACGCACACGCCGGATGAGACCGCGAAACTGTGCGCCCTACACGCCCGGAAAGTCGCCAAGCCCGGCGACAAGTTCATCCTCGGCAAGCCAGCTGAGCACATGAAAATTGACGTGCTCATGGCCGACATCCTGGCCCACGAGGCCGCCGCGGATGAGCACGCCGAAGGCTGGGAGCCCGGCGGCGCCATCTCCTTCGCTTGGTAAAGGACACCGCATCGTATGACTGACCAGATCACCCGTGACGAGGCGCAGCTCCTCGCCGAAGCTGAGAACGCCCTGAACCTCACCGCCCCGTCGGACAGGAAGCATCGCGCCTATTACGAGGGCCGCCAGACGTTGCAGCACCTTGGTCTGGCCCTGCCACCGTCCCTGCGCACCCTCGAAACCGTCGTCAACTGGCCTAGGGTTGTTGTCGACACGATTGAGGAGCGTCAGGACGTGCGCGGCATCATGGTCCCGTCGCATCCCGAAGTCGCTGAGGATCTTCGCGCCATGATTGACGCGAACGATTTGGAGGCAGAGCTGTGCAAGTGGAAGCGTGATCGCCTGATTTACGGGCGCGCGTACCTGTCCGTCGGTGTCGGCGACGCCGAGGGCGATTACCCGATCATTTGCGTGGAATCCCCGCGTCAAATGACGGTGAAGTACGACTATCGCCGCAAGACGATCACGCACGCGGTGCGTATCGTCACCGACCAGGCCGCCGACGGCACGCAAACCCGCTACGCGACGATCTACACGCCGGATACCACGACCACCTATGCGACGGTGGGCGGCACCTGGCGCATCGTGGACCGCGACCAGCACCGGCTCGGTGTGGTGCCCGTGATCCCGTCTTTCAATCGTCAGATGACGGGCGAAACCACGGGCCACAGCGAGATGGACGACATCATGGGCGTGACGGACGCAGCCGCCCGCGCGATTACCCAGATGCAGGCAGCGTTGGAAACGAACGCGGTCCCGAAGCGCATCATCATGGGCGCCAAGCGCAGCGACTTCGCAGACCCAAGCGCGTGGACCAACTACTTGAATCCGTTTGTTGCCCTGCAGAACGCGGGCGCGAAGGTCACCCAGCTTGCACCCGGCGAACTGAGCAATTTTCACAACACGATTGAGCTGTACGGCAAGCTCGCCGCCTCCCTGACCGGGTTCCCCGCCCGTTATTTCGGTCTCATCACGACGAACCCGCCCGCTGAGGGCGCGATTCGCGCCGAGGAGTCGAAGCTCGTCAAGCGCGTCGAGCGCGTCAACGCCGAGTGTGGCGCGGCCCTCTCTAGGGCGCTCACAATCGCCGCACGCATCATGGGGCACACCGTCCCCATGGGCGCCGTCAACGTCGCCTGGCACGACCCCGCCACCCCCACGTTCAGTCAAAAAGCCGATGCGTTACAGAAGCTGGCGGGCGGCAAGCCGTTGATTAGCCGCGAGGGCGCGTGGGACGAGCTGGGATGGGACGACGCCCGCAAGGCCACGGAGCGCGCGTATCTGCGCGAGGAGGAGACAGACCCCGACCTCCTGCGCTTGCTGGAAAAGACCACCCCCGCGCTGACCACCCCCGCGCTGACCGACGACGACCTGGGCACCGGCAATGGCATCGATCCCGCCCGCGATTGAACACCACTACGGCCTGGTCCGTGAACAGGAAGCCCGCGCCCTCGCCGTAGCCACCCGCCACTGGCGCCGCCTCGGCCCCAACTGGATCGGCCAGGCGTGGGCAGAACGAATCCCCACCGTCACAGCGGCGGTCACAGCCGCGCAGCGCACGGCGGCGGCAAGCGCCCTAGTCAGCGGCGCCCTAGCCCTCGGCCAGCAAGACCAATGGGCCGAACCCGACGGCCTCGTGGACCCCGACGCGTTCGCCGGCGTCACAGGCGACGGACGCAGCCTCGACACCCTCCTCAAGGTACCCGCCACCACCACCCGCACACTCATAGCCGACGGCATGGAACCCGCCGAAGCGCTCGCGGCGGGGGGCCGTCAGTTATCGATGATGGTCCTAACGGAGATCGCAGACGCGGGCAGGGGCGCGGCGGGCGTACAGATCGCCGCCCGGCCCCGCACGGGCTACGTGCGGATGCTAAACCCCCCGTCATGCTCGCGGTGCGTCATCCTCGCAGGCAGCTTTTACCGCTGGAATAAGGGCTTTTTGCGCCACCCCCGGTGCGACTGTGTACACGTGCCCACCATGGTCACGGACCAGGCCGAGGCCTTCGCGGAGGGCCTCATCGACGATCCGTACGAGGCCTTCAACCGCATGAGCGAAGCCGAGCAAAACAGGGTGTTCACGAACGCCGGCGCGCAGGCAATCCGCGACGGCGCCGACATGTATCAGGTCGTCAACGCCCGCCGCGGGTTGGACTGGCGAAACTTCGGCGGCGGCGTGTGGCGCACATACACGAAAGAAGGCATCAGCAAATACGGCTGGGCGGGCCGCATCCTACGGGGCCGCGAACGTTGGACACCCGAAACGATCTACCGCCTGAACCCCAACCGGGAACAGGCTATCGAGGCCCTACGCGCTCACGGATATATCACGGGGCGCGGCCAGTCGTCCGAAGGTGTCATCAGGGGCCGCCGCGAGGGCATGAGCACGAACCTTCTGTCGAATCTCACCGCCGCCGAACGCCGTGTATTCATCGCGACCCGCGACTGGGAGGACGTAAAACGCGGGCTAAATCCGTGGACCGCTTACGCGCAAGAGCGTCACGGCGGCGCACGTATCGGCGGCATGGATGAACCGCTCACCCCGCGTATCGCCGCCGAAGTCGAGGCGCGTTATTACGCCGCGACAACGAGCAAGGGCGAAATTTTCCTCATGCGACAGCTGGAAAAGAACGAACGCGACTACCTGTTCTCCTACCTATAAGCCACCGACTCGCGCCGCGACGGCGCGGGCGGTCCCCTCGAGTGATTCGAGAAAGGAAAACCAACACCAATGCCCACCGACACCTCCACCGAAGCGCAGGCCACCAACACGGACGCGCAGGACAACGCAACCGCTGAGGAAACACTCAACGAGGGCGGCGTCAAGGCCCTTCGCGCCGAACGCGACGCCCGCAAGGCCGCCGACGCGCGCGTCAAGGACCTCGAAGCCCAGGTCGCGGCCCTGACCGTCAACCTCGACGAGGCTAAGGCCAACGCGACCACAGCAGCGGAGCAGGCAGCGACGCAGGTAACCGACCTGCAAACCCAGCTCGCCCGCCTGCAGGTCATCCACGACAAGGCCGTGCCTGACGCGCTGGCCGACTTCCTGCAGGGGACCACCGCTGAGGAGCTCACGGAGTCCGCCGAAAAGCTCCTCGCAGCGATTCCCGCACCGGCCCCGGCCTCTGACGCGGCCCCCGCGCCGCTGGCTATGCGCCCCGACCCGTCGCAGGGTGGCACGCCTGAACCGGCGACCACCACGGACGCGTTGACGGCAATGCTGGTCGAGGCCGTCGGCGGGCGCTGACGTACTGAGCAGCCCACCCAGCCCACAACTCACGCTCGAAGGGAGCACCCACAATGGCAATCACCGCCGCACGCAAGCTCGCCGACTTTAATGGGTTTATTAAGCCCGAACTCGCCGGCCCCATTTTCGACGAGGCCGCCAAGGGCAGCGCCGCAATGTCCCTCATGAAGAAGGTCCCGCTCGGCGCGAGCGGTCAGGCCTTCCCCATCGTGACCAGCAAGCCCACCGCAAACTGGACCCCCGAAGGTACGCAGAAGCACACCACCGAGGCCGCCCTCGGCCTCGTGAAGATGGAACCCAAGAAGTTGACAGCCATTGCGGTCGCTTCCCAGGAGGTCATTCGCGCCAACCCCGGCGGCTACTCGGAGACCCTGAAGTCCCTCCTCGCCGACGCATTCGCCCGCGCTTTCGACCTCGCCGTGTTCCACAACAAGGGCGGCGACGGCAACGGCACCGGCCCGTTCGGCACCTCCCTGTCTGCCACCACCAAGGCCGTCACGCTGGGCGGCACCGCCGGCGCTAACGTGTACGACGACCTCGTCAAGGGCATGGGCCTGAACCTTCAGGGCACGCCGAAGAAGCAGGTCAACGGTTTCGCTTTCGACACCGGCTTCGAGGTGGACCTCCTCACCACCAAGGACGCGTCGGGCCGCCCGCTTTTCGCCGAGGCCTCCTATGACGGCCTGATCCCCGCCCTGCGCTCGGGCTCTATCCTGGGCCGCCCCTCCTACCTGCACGAGAACGTCGGCAACGACAAGACCGTCGGTTTCCTGGGCGACTGGACCAAGGCCGCCTGGGGCACCGTCGGCGGCATCACGATGGACGTGTCCACCGAGGCGACCGTCACCATCGGTGGGCAGCTCGTCTCCCTGTACGAGAACAACCTAGTCGCCATCCGCGCGGAGGCCGAGTACGGCTTCGCGCTCGCCGACCCGGCGGCGTTCGTCAAGATCGCCCGCAAGTGACCGACATCGTTCACTTGCTTAGCCCGGCGGGTGACCACGTCGCCGTGCCCGTGAGTCAACTCCCGTACTGGGAGCGGCTCGGGTACGTGCGGCGCTCGCCCGCCGGGCAACCCACCACCGCTGACGACTGATAGGGGGCGCGCGTGTCTTACGCGACCGTTATTGACGTGGCGACCACCCTGGGCCGCCCGATCACCGACCAGGACGAGCAGCGCCAAGTCCTGAACTGGATCGGCAAGACTGAGCGCATCATCAGCGCCCGCCTCGGAGACCTGGCCGCGCTTGACCGTCAGATCCTCGCCGACGTCATCAGCGAGGTCGTGGCCCGCCGCGCACGCAACCCGGACGGCAAGCGGAACGAAAGGATCGACGACTACAGCTATACGCTGGACGCCGCCGCATCCGCTGTGGAGCTCACCCTCACCGCCGACGAATGGGCGCGCCTCTCGCAGGACGGGTCCACCT